GTAAGGATGTTATTGACTTAGCTGCTGCCTCTACAGGTGTTCTTGCTTTAGCAGCTTGGCTTCCACCTACGGCCTCTATATTTACTATAGTGTGGCTAGGTATCCGTATATGGGAAACTGACACTGTTAAGAAATTGTTTAATAAACCTTGACATTCAACTAAAAATAGTGTATAATATATGAGTATTTTAAATAGTTTAATTAGTCCAGTTACTAAGTTATTAGATAAAGTAATTGAAGATAAAGACACTAAGAATGCTTTAGCCCACGAAATTAGTACTATGGCAGAGCGTCATGCCTTAGAGTTATCCAAGGGCCAGTTGGAAGTCAATAAGGTAGAGGCGGCACACAAGAATCTATTTGTAGCAGGCTGGAGACCAGCAGTCGGTTGGTCATGTTGCTTTGCTCTAGTCTACTCTACAATCCTATCCCCTATCTTAGGCATCTGGTTTACTGTACCTCCTGTTGACAGCTCACTGCTTACAACTGTTCTCATGGGTATGCTAGGTCTAGGCGCTATGCGTACCGTAGAAAAAACTAAGGGTGTTCAAAGAGAGAAATAATTATGGTTGATGCTTTCGCTAGTCCTTTTGACACAGAAGATGCTTTTGCTCCTGAACCCATAGCACAAGCAGCTCCTGCTTTGTCTCGTCCTGCTGCTCCTTCTCTTATAGGAGCGTCAAAGCTAGGCAGCACACAAGAAGCCTTTGGTAATCTGGGTAATTTCCGTAACCAACAAGAAGGTCAAAGTCGTGCGTTATCCGACATGGCTAGAGAGTCTGGTGACTTTAGTAATATTAAAAATAGAGATATAAACAAACTACAACGTGACCCTACTGGTCAGCTAAAAGACTACTACAAGAAAGAAGTAGATACCAATGTTGTTGATTACGTTAATAAGAATGAACTACCTGCTTACCAAGAAGCAGAAGACGGTACTAAGTTATTCTTAAACACAGGTAGTCAAGAGTCTATCATGCGTGTTGCAGGGGATGACCACAAGAAAGGTGGACATTATGAAGCCTCAGGCCCTGTAGGTTCTTATTCTTCCGTATGGGTAGAAGATCAATCTAGCTTTGAAAAGCTGGCTACAAACCCTTATATTGCTATGGGTGCTTCCTTTATTCCCGGAGCCACAGCAGCACTTACCGCTGTTAAAGTAGCGACAGGTCAAAAGGTTACAGCTACAGATTTATTAATGGCTGGTGTAGATGGACTTAAAGTTACAGGTATGCTCAAGCCACCACAAGGTGCAGTAGCAGCTAAGAAGGCAGGAGAGACTGCTAGAAGTGCTGCTATGACCAGTGGCTCTGCTTTCGGTGATGCTATAAACGCAGGTAAAGCAGCGGAGACAGCGGCTCTTGTAGGTAAAGGAGTAGGTGGTCTAAACTACGGACAAACAATGGGCTTGATGAACGCAGCAGCAGCGGGCGCTTCAGGAGACATAGGTGGTGCGCTTGTTGGTTATTACGGCCCACAACTTACAGCAGGTGCGTTGGGTAAGGTAGGTGTAGATAATGCCTTCCTTCAAAGCAAGGGCATACAAGTAGATGACTTCACTGCTGGACTTAACAAAGCTATTTCAAAAGTAGCACAGGGTGGTTCAGCTAAAGACGCTTTAAAGAGTGGCTTTGTTGAATACATTAAAGAAGGCGGTACGTTAGGCAACTATTCATTACCTGACTTTGATGGTAAGTTCCCAGACTTTGGTGTTGACTTTGGTAAACTAGAGGACGCTGTTCGTTGGGCAGGTAGTAAGATTGAAGACGGCACAAGAGCAGTAGGTAGTCTTATAGATGATAACACATGGGAGAAAGTAAAAGATACTGATTTAAAAGGTATTGAAGATACTCTCAGGACAGTCGGTAGTGGCTTTGATGATGCCGTTACAAGACCCACAGGGAAATTACTCTCCGCTGTAGACACAGGGGTTAGAGGCGCTGTTAATCCTTTAGACAACTGGGTTGACGATGTTAATTTAAAGCCTGTTGAAGATGCATTTAGAGCAGCAGTTAATCCTTTAGACAACTGGGTTGATGACTTACCTAAGATAGACTTACCTAAGATAGACTTACCTGAGATAGGTGGATTACTTGCTGGTGGTGGTGGCTTTAATATGCCTATGCCCTCAGGCTCAAGAACAACAGATAAAATATTTAATAATGAACTATTTAGATTTAAGGGTGAAATAGGTCTTGGAGAGTTTGAGGACATTCTGTCACCTAATCAAGTATCTCTTGAAGATTTACTTACGTCACCCTTTACATCTCAATTTAGTTAAACAATAAGGTTATATAATGACTTACTTACAGCTAGTAAACAAAGTATTAGTTAGACTTCGTGAGGATGAAGTAGCTACTGTTAATGAAAACTCGTATTCTAAGCTGATAGGTGAGTATGTCAATGACGCTAAACTATCAGTAGAGACTGCTTGGGATTGGACAGGGCTACGCACTACACTCACAGTAGATACACAAGCTAATGTTTTTAACTACGTACTTACAGGTGCTGACAACACCATTAAAATGCTAGACGCTACCAATGATAGCTTAAACACTTTCCTACAGTACAAGACATCTCGTTGGTTTGACAACGCATTCCTAGACTTCACAAGCGTACCTAAAGGAACCACACAGTTCTATAGTATCAACGGTATCAATAGTGTTGACTTGTATCCTATACCAGACAAAGCATATACATTACGTTTTAACCTTGTGTTGCGTACCTCAGAGTTCACAGCAGATACTGACGTACTGAACGTACCCTTTAACCCTGTTGTTCGACAGGCTACAGCTTTAGCAGCACGAGAGAGAGGAGAGACTGGCGGTACTAGCGCAGCGGAGTTATTCGCATTAGCTGATGATTCATTAGCAGATGCAATAGCTATGGATGCTGCATTACATCCTGAAGAAACTATCTGGTACTCATAATGGCTCAACAATTACAGAACATTACCATAGCAAGTCCAGGATTTGCTGGGCTTAATACACAGGATTCACCTATTAGTGTAGACCCTTCCTTTGCTGCTGTTGCTGATAACTGTGTCATTGATAAGCTAGGACGTATAGGCGCACGTAAGGGCTATAGCGCAGTCACAACTAACGGCTCTGCTGTGTTAGGTAGTAGCCGTGGCATAGAAACTATCTTTGAGTTTACAGCTAGGACTGGCACTAAGACAGTGTTTTCCACAGGCAACAACAAGATATTTACAGGAACAAGCACGTTGGTTGTAGTGACTCTGCCTGCTGGTTATTCTATTACTGCTAACAACTGGAAGATTATATCTTTTAACAACAGTGTTTTGTTCTTTCAGAAAGGACATCATCCGCTAAGGTCTTCAGGTGGTAGCACTACATTAACAAAATTAGTTGACAGTGGCAACAACGCACCTTTTGGCAATGAAGTCTTAGGAGCCTTTGGTCGTGCATGGACAGTAGATGTGACAGGGAATGCTCATACAATTTATTGGTCTGCTATCTTAGACCCTAACGATTGGCATGGTTCCGAATCAGGAAACATTGACTTAACATTAGTATGGCCTTCTGGTTATGACGAGGTTGTGGCACTAGCGGCACACAATGACTTCTTAGTTATCTTTGGTAAGCATTCTATTATTGTTTATTCTGGAGCTTCTAGCCCAGCAAATATGGTTCTTGCAGATACTGTTGATGGTGTAGGTTGTATTGCTAGAGACTCTGTTCAGCTTACAGGTACTGATCTTTTGTTTTTGTCAGACTCCGGTCTTCGTAGCTTTGGTAGAGTAATACAAGAAAAGTCTCTACCTATGCGGGACATTAGCAAGAATGTACGTAACGATTTAATGGATGAAGTAGCACAACAGGTGTTACCTATTAAGTCACTGTACAGCGCAGGGGAAGCCTTCTACCTTCTTTCATTGCCAACAAGTAACGAGGTGTATTGCTTTGATATGCGTGGCCCTCTAGATCAATCAGGGGCGCACAGAGTAACCACATGGTCAGAGATAGACCCTATATCCTTCGGTAATCTAGAGGACGGTACAATATACTTAGGTAAATCTACAGGTATTGTTAAGTACTCAGGTTATTTAGATGGTGCAGCTACGTATCAGTTACGTTACTTCAGCAATCCTACTGATTTCGGTAATGGGTCAAACCTAAAGTTCCTAAAGAAATTTAACTTGACTATTGTGGGGGCGCATGGTACGGACATTACTCTTAACTGGGGTTATGATTACACCAGCGCCTATAATAAGCAAGTCTTTACTTTCTCTTCGGCAAGCACTATTGCTGAATACGGTGTTGCAGAGTATGCAATAGGAGAATACTCCGGTGGTATTGATGCTTTAATTAACACACCTTCTGTTAACACAGGGGGCAGTGGTTCAGTCGTTACTATTGGCATTGAAGCACAGATTGATGCAGTACCTTTATCTATTCAAAAAATTGACATACATGCCTTAATGGGGAGACTTATCTAAATGTCTAATTACACAAAGACTACTAATTTTGCAGCTAAAGATGCACTTGCTACTGGCAATGCCAATAAGATTGTACGAGGTACAGAGATTGATGCAGAGTATAATAATATTGCTGTTGCTGTTAACAGTAAATCTAATACTGCTGGGCCAACATTTACAGGAACTGTCACCGCAGCCACAGTTACTGTGTCGGGTACACTCACGGCTGGAATTATAACCGGAGGAGCTTACTGATGGGCGGCTGGAACATGGATTACGAAAGAGAAATGCAGGCAGCAGGTGCTGGTAGATATGCTAGTGTTGGCCCAGCAGCTCAACGATTAAGCATGATGCAGCCTCGTATGCAACAAGGTGGCGCACCACAAGGGTCTGACAGAGGAATTGTTGGCCCGCCTATGCAAAACTATGATAACTTAATGAACAGCCCTCAGTATCAACAAAAGTTACAGCAATATCAGCAGACACAAGGTAGGCAGGGTGGCGAAGCGATGCAAGGTATGTTGAACGATATGTTTGGCACAGGTGGCGCAGGGCAGATGCAGCAACAGGTTGGTCAAGGTGTTAGAGAACAACTGCAAATGGTCGAAGATTTTGCCCCACAGCAAGAAGTTAGATATGAGCAGCAAACTCCTACAGTCTACGATAGCGGATATAGCAATCAGAGTCTGCCACCTAATACTTTTAATCCTGTTGGGACTAATGTCCAAAGAACAGGCCAGTTAGGTTTTGATGGCGGCGGCAACTATCTCGGCATGCCTCCTAGTTTGAGGCCAGATCTAAATCAAACCCCAATCACCGCAGGTAACAACCCGTATGCTTCAGGCAACAATGGTGCTGGCGCTTACGGTAGTGCTGCCATAGGTGGCTTGTTGAGTGGTAACTTAGGTGGTGCTTTACAGGCCGCAGGTGGTTACTACGCAGGACAGAAGGGCATAGAGGGTGCTTATCAGACAGGTGTTGCTGGTTTAGACATGGCTGAACAGATGGGTCAACGAGGCTCTGACGCTGCTCAGTTTAAACCTTATGGTGTAACGTCCAACCTAGCCAATATACAGACAGATGCCTCAGGTGGTACTAACATAGGGCTTAACCAACAACAACAACGTATGCAGAACCAGTTGATGTCTGGCGCACAGCAGCAGTTTGGTAATGTCAACTCTATTGATCCTTCTATTGCAGCTCAACGTGGTGCTATGGGTGGTATGTTTGGTCAACAGTTAGGTCAGCAAGGCCAGCCTACAGGTATGGAAGGCATTACACAGGCAGGACTAGGCGGTGCAATGGGACAGTTTGGAGCTGCTGGTCAGCCTCAAGACTTACAAAACCTACGCACACAGTATGGCAACCTTGCAGCACAAGCAGGTCAAGGGCTACTGACTTCCCCTGAGCAAGCACAGAATGACATTTACTCTTCTATTAGAGCAACACAGCGTCCTGAAGAACAACGTAACGCTATGGAGCTGGAAGAAAAACTATTAGCACAAGGACGATTAGGTGTTTCAACAGGAGCCTATGGCGGTACACCAGAGCAACTAGCTATGGCTAAGGCACAGGCCGAAGCTCAGAACTCAGCATCTCTACAAGCTCGTCAGATGGGTATGCAGGAGCAAGCACAGGGGCTACAACGCGCACAGACGTTGACAGGTATGACACAGAACCTAGCAGGCATGGGTTCAGACCTAGAGACAGCAGGTATAGGCCGTGGTGCTACACTAGCAGGCGTTGGTATGCAAGGGGCGCAGACTGGACAAGGGTTTGACCAGCAGAACTTGCAGAACCTTATGGCTTTGCAGGGTGCAGACCAAGGTGCAGCAGCAGCACAACAGGCTCTACAGCAGGGTCGCTTAGGTATGGGTACTGGCATGTTAGGTGCTGGCTATATGCCTCAACAGCAAGCTTTGGCACTGGCTCAGTTAGGTCAGGCAGGTGGACAGATGGCACAACGTGGTCAGTTGGCAGGTGCTGAGTTACAATCACAGATGGGTGGTCGTGGTCTTGAGTCTTATATGCAAGGCGGTAACATGGCTAACTTGTTACAACAGCAGCAGCTACAGGGCATGATGGGTAGTATGTTTGGTAA